CGGGTCGCTGATCCACGGCCCGTACAGCGACAGGATCACCGCGTCGGGCCAGGCCGCGCGGATCGCCTGGCCGACCTGCGCGCCGCGCGAGCGTGCACCGGCCTGGCACTCGGCCAGGGTCAGGGCGCAGGCGTCGGGCCAGTTGTCGGAGCCGCCGAAGTACCGCTCGCTGTCGTACACGATGCCGGTGAACCCGGCCGCGCGGGCGGCGGTGGCGAGGTTCGCGGCGTTCTGCGCGGGCACCGTCCAGTCACCGACGTAGGCCGAGGGCGGGGCGTAGGCGATGACGAAGTTGTGTCGCAGCCGCGTCAGGGTCGGCAGGGTGCCGAGCGCGGCGGCGAACGTGGCGGTGCTGATCGGCGTGGGCCGCAGCACCTGATTGGACAGGCTGCCCATCGTCAGGACCACGCCGTCGAACGGCATGGCGTCCATGCGCGCGGCGTTGGCCCGCAGGAAGGCCGGGGTGGGGATGTCCTGGCCGTGCTTGATGAGCAGCGACGCCGAGGCCGTCGCCGTGGGGCTCGAGGTCGCCGTCGGGGTGGGCGTCGCCGTGATCGTCGGGCTCGAGGTCGGCGTCGCCGTCGGCGTCACGGTCGGCGTGGGCGTCGGCTTCGGCGGCCGAGGCTTCTTGCCACGCGCGTCGGACGGTGCGGCGATCAGCAGCAGCAGGCAGGCGGCCAGGAGGCAGACCAGGGCGCGGCGCACAGGCACCCCCGATAGGTGGTTTGGCACCCCGGCACGGGGAGCGGGGACCGGGCGCTCGACCCGTGCCGGGGTGGATGGAGGGCGGTCCCCCTACTTCTTGGTTTCGGTGATTGCCTTGGTCGGCGTCAGCTCGGGGTTCGGGGTGATCGTGAACTGGTTGGAGGTGTTGTCCACCTCGACCACCCGCACGGGGTTCCACGGCGGCTTGTAGCGCACCTCGTAGCGGATGCTGTAGACGCCCGGCGGCTGCGTCGGCGGTATCTGCACCCGCACCGTCGAGTCGTTGCAGCCGTCGTCGGCGTACTCCTCCGCCACGGACGGGAGGGCGAAGCCGTTGGGGAACCGGATCACGCCCAACTCCGACTCGGACACCGGCTTGACCAGCACGCGCGTCGCGGTGAACGGGGTGCCGTCCCAGCAGAATGTGTTGGTCAGGGTGATGATGTCGCCCGGCGCGTACACCTCGCGGTCGGTCTGGAACGGGGTGAAGGTGATGTTGTCGTAGGGGCGCAGCGCCCACACCGTCACCGCAGCCCACGCGACCGCCAGGGCCACGAGGATGACGTAAACGGCCCGAATGCGGACCGCGTGCCGGCGGCTCATTGTCGGGTCACCACCGCCACCAGCCCGCCGATCAGGCCCACGATCAGCGCCGTCACCGCAGCCCAAAACAGGCGCTCCAATGGGGTGAAGCGAGCCAACGTCACGAACCCCGCATGGGCCTCGCGCAGTTGCTCGATGTCGTCACGGATGCCGTCGATGTGCGACCGCACAGCCTGATCGTTCAGGTCGACGCGAGCCGCCAATGCGTCCACCCGGCGCTCCAGGTCCCGCAACGGGTCGGTCACGGATGCCTCCTAGATGACGGGCGACAGGTCGAGGCCGACGGAGAACTCCGACGTGGAGCAGGTCAGGGACCAGCCCTCCACGAAGCCGTCGTAGGTGGAGGCACCGAACACCGCCGTGGGCAGGTTCGTGACGCTCACCCGGTCCAGGGGCACGAGTTGGAGCGTGGTGGACTCGATGCTGTTCGGCGTGGTCAGCAGGTCCACGGTGATGCGCCCCAGGCGGGGCTTGTTCGAGGACCGCTGCCCCAGGCGGTAGGACGCCGAGTAGGCGAGGTAGACGTAGGAGCTGACGATCGACGTGAAGGAGTCGATGACCTCGCTGCCGTCCACGGTGAGCGCAGACGACGACTGCTGGATCGCCTTGCCCGCAGGCCCCTCGGCGATGACGGTGTTGGCGTGGAGCGAGTCGTCCAGCACCAGCGACACGTCGCCGGCGAGGTCGGCGGTGGCCGAGGCCGTGAGGGTGACCGAGGCGGTGTTGTTGCGCGCGGCGTATCCGCGGAACTTGGGGTCTCCCAGGCGGTCGATGTAGCACACGCCCTGCTCGGATGCGGCGATCTCCTGGTAGGCATCCAGCAGCGACTTGCCGCCCGTGTCCTGCCCGGACATGGTCATGCCCGAGATGTCGACGACGGACGGCGCCCCGTGGGATGCGAAGCCCGCCAGCGCGGACGTGCGGTCGGCAATCGAGTCGCCGCTGTCGCCGTCCCAGCCCGCGCCGTACATCGCGTCGATGTTTGCCTGCGCCACGGCCGCGGTCGTGCGGAACACCGAGATCGCGGCCATGTCGCCGATGTAGCAGTAGGAGTTGTCCGTCCACCCGCTGTTGCGGATGCCGCCGAAGGTGATGCGGCGGTTGCTGCTGCCGATGGTGCAGGCGGTGCCCCCGGAGTTGGCCGAGGTCCGCAGCGACCCGTCGATCCAGATGCCGGCCGTGGTGCCGCTGGCGGGCTGGAGCCGGACTGCGACGTGATGCCAGGCCCCGTCCCACAACTTCTGCCCCGACACCGGGTTCGTGGGGTTGAGCGTGACCGATCCACCGGAGTCACCGACGACGCGCAGCGTGAGCCGCCCGTCAGCGGCGGCGAGTTCGAGCTGGACGTAGCCCGTGCCGCCGCTGGTGCGGTTCATGCGGAACAGGATGGTGTCGGTCACGTCCTCGGTGCGGAACCAGAAGGCGATGACGCCGTGCTGCGAGCCGGGGTCGAACGTCGTGGGGTGCTCCAGCACCGGGCCGATCTGCGACCACGGGCGGAAGCCGATGGCGCCACCGACAAACGGCGGGCCTTCGCTGATGAACTCGTGGTGGCCGGCGCTGCCGCCGTAGACCTGGATGTTGAACGGCGCGGCGTTGGAGCGCATCGGGTCCCATGCCGAGCCGGTGCCCGATCCGCGCTCGGCCATCGGGTAGGTGTACCCGGCGGCCTTGTCCGTGATGAGCGCGTGCTGCCGCTCCACGCCGTAGGGGTACAGCGTTGCCTTGGCGTACATCTTCATCAGGTCGGTGGCCTGGACGCGGCAGGTGGCGACCTTGCCGCCCGTGGGCTGGACCTCCCACGAGTCCACGAACCCCTGCCAGACCTGGAGGCTGTTCACCTTGACCCGGATGGGGACGTTCTTGCGAACCTGCGACACACCGCCGGAGGTGAACGGCCCCGAGGTATTGCCCGGCGTGAAGCGGCCGTCCTCATTCCGCAGCACCAGCGACAGCGACCCCGCCGAGGCGGTGTCGAACTCATTGGAGCGTCCCCGCGAGCACGACACGCCCTCGTTGAGCAGGACGTAGGAGGAGATGTCCGACCAGGCGGTGGTGTCGAACCGCGCCTCGACGGTGACCGAGGGGATGCCGCTCACTAGAACGCAACCTGACCGCGTGCGCCCGCACCGGACAGGACGCGCTTCACCTCGGCGGCGATGGCGCGGGGGTCACCGATGCCGGTGTTCACGACGATGGTGGTGCCGCCGAGGCCGCGTGCGCGGTTGAGCGGGATCACCGCTTCCGGCCCGGCCTCGCCGATCAGGGCCGTCGTCGGACCAGTGACGATGCCGCCCTTGGCGAGCGCGATCATCGGCAGCAGCGGGATCTCGGGGATGTCGGGGCCAGGAAGGCGGTTGACGCCTCGGATGACCGCGTTCACCCCGCCGAGGATGAAGTTGATTTTGTCGGTGATCCAGTTCACGACGCCGACGAGGCCGCCCTTCAGCCCGTCCCAGAGGCTCTTAGCCTTGTCGGTGATGGACTTCTTGATGGACTTCAGCGTGTCGACCAGGCTCCAGAACTTCTGCGCCGCCCAGATGGCAACGTCGCGCGCCTTATCCTTGATCGTCTGCCAGATGTTGCCAGCGACGGTCTTGACGCGCTCCTTGAGGTTGCGGAAGAACTCGATCATCCCGTTCCACTTGTCCCTGATCCAGTTCCAGGCCGCGATGGCCTTGTCCTTCAGCCAGGTGAACGCCGCGCCGACAGCGCGCAGGACGCCCTGGACGATGTTGCGGAACGTCTCGCTGCGCTTGTAGGCGACCACGAACATCGCAATCAGTCCGACAATGGCGAGGACGATCAGGCCGATCGGGTTGGCCGTCAGGATCACGTTAAGCACGGTCTGGATCGCTGCCCACGCTGCGGTCGCCGCGCGCACGATGCCCATGACCACGTTGTAGATCTTGAGCGATGCGACGATCGCGCCAATGCCCGCCGCGATGGGGATGAGCCAGCCCTGGTAGCGGACCAGCCACGCGCCGAAGTCCTTGACGGCGGGGATCACGGTGTCCTTGATGTAGCCGCCGAACTCCTTGAGCTTGGGCAGCACGTTGTCCTCGAACATGTGCCACATTTCCTTGGCGGCGGCGACCACCTTGTCCTTGAGCCAGTTACCGAGCCGCTTCAGCGCGGGGATGCCGGTGCCCTTGATCCAGGCGGCCAGTTCCTTGACCCGCTGGCCGAGGCCCTTGAAGAAGGGGATCAACTTGCCCCCGCCGCCGAACACGTTGTCCATCGCCACGGCGAAGTTGTCAACGGAGCCCTTGCTGCCGTTGAACAGGATGCCGATGGCATTGGCGATGCCGGAGAACTTGCTGCCCACCGACTCGACGATTGGCATGACCTGATTGGCGATGACGTTCATTAGCCAGGTCAGGACCGGCAGCAGCGCGCCGCCGATGGACTCCTTGACCTCGCCGAAGCGGTTCTTCAGAATCTCCAGTTGGCCCTGAGCGGTCTTAGCGTCCTTCGAGGCGAAGCCGCCGACCTTGGCCGCGAGGAGGCCCTGGATCGTAGTCAGGTCCTTGGCCTTGTCCCCGGTGGCCTTGAAGTTGATGCCCAGGGCCTTGAGCGCCCGGCCGTTGCCCATCATCGCCCGGCCGATGAGCCCCGCAGCGGTGGGAAGGTCCTGCCCGGTCTTGGCGGCGTAGTCGGCCAGGAGCGGCGACAGGTCCCGCAACTGGTTCTCATTGAGCCCGAACTGCGCGAGCACCGCCTGGCCCGATGCGAACGCATCGTCGTCGAAGCGGGTCTTGCGCGCCATCTCGGCGTTGTAGTCGCGCAGCGCGTCGATGTTGCCCCCGGCGAGCGCGGGGAATCGGGCGTAAGCGTCGGCGAGGCGGGTCTGCGCGGCCTGCGCCTCGGAGAACGCCCGCACCGACTCGGTGCCGAACGCTACGAGCCCGCCCACGGCGAGCGCGCCGCCGAGCGCAGCACCGAGCCCGGTGGCCTTGCCGGCGAGCCCGCCCATCTTCGAGCCGATGCTGCCGAGCGTGCGGCTTGCCCGGTCGACGGCGGTGATGGCGATGCTCAGGTTGGACGAAGCCACGGCCCTAGCCCTCCTGCGCCTTGTTCCATGCCACGACGAAAGCCACGGCCGACTCGAACTCCTCGACCGTCAACAGGTCGATCTCCCACGGACGGATTCCCATGACGTGCGCGAGCAGCCCCGCGTACCGGGCCTTGCGCTCGGTCAGCCCTCCGCTGGGGCCGGGGAAGGGTCCTCGGACTCGACCTCGACCTCCTCCAGCACGAAGTCGACATCGCGGAAAGCGAGGTCGGGCTGCTTGCGCTTCATGGCGACCCACACCATCGCGCGCAGGGCGGAGGCGGTGCCGGCCTCGGCGACCTCGGACATCTTCAGTCCGGTGACCTTCTCGATGGCCTCGGCCTCGACGATGGTCAGGCGGGAGAGGTCGTACTCCTCGCCGGAGACGGTGATCTTCATGGTGCGGTCCCTTCGGTTGTGCCGCAGCCCCCGGTCGGGAGGGTGACCGGGGGCTGCGGGTGGAGCGTCAGATGACGCCGAGCAGCGCGCGCGCCTTGCGCTCGGCGTTGATGCGCCCGATGTCGTAGCGGCGGTGACACCGCTTGCACATGGGCTCGTAGTGCGACGGGTCAAGTGAGTACGGACCGTGCTGCCGCCCGTTCCTTTGGATGCCAGGCGGGCGCTCGCCGGGACTCCCGTGGATGTACGCCCAGTCGACGGCGACTACGCCGCACCGAGAGCACGAATGCTCCCGCGCCTTGCCGCGTTCGCGCAGCACGCGCTTGTGCGCCGCTTCGTACCCCGCGTCCGAGCTGTTGTTCGGAATGCGGAGCGGGGGGCCGTCTGTCGTGCCCGTAACTCGCAACCTCCGGCGGTGGCCCGAGCACATCCGCCCGCGCGGAGGGCACAGGCGCTCACACCCATCGACGCAGCAGACGGCTCGCGGCTCGCGCGCCGCATACTGGTGGTAGTAGTCGCGGGCGGCAGCGCGGCAGTCATCACACTTGCACTTGCGGCCGTAGTAGCCCGTGATGGTGCCGCACTTGTCAGACTTCACAAGGCCGTATCAGTCGAGATGGTGCGGATCTGGTACGGGTTGTTCGTGCCGTCGAACAGGGCCATGAGCGTGACCTTCTGCGGCAGGATGTCCGCGCCGTCCACGTTCACCTCGGCCTTGGTCACCTTCGCCGTGGCGACGGTGAACTCCAGCGTCGGGTAGTGCGAGCCGGTGATCGCGGTGGGCAGCGCCCACGTCAGCTGGATCGCCGTCGTGGTGTTCGCGGAGTAGAGGTCGTAGAGCGTGGTGCGCTCGATGAAGTCCATCTCCAGTTCGATCTCGCACGTCCGGTAGCCGTTCACGACCTGCTCGGACTTGATGCCGCTGGAGCCCGCGTAGTACCGCTCCGTGCTCAGCGGGTTCTCGATCTTCACCGTCGCGCCCTTGACGCCGGTCAGGGTCGTGCCGCCGCTGATCGAGGTCTTGCCGCTGGATGTCGACGGGGTGCCGCCGAGGCTCACCGTGAGGTCCGCTCCGGTGAACTGCGTCTGAGAGGCGGGGTAGGACGCCGATGCCAGGGCGGTGCCCGTGGCCTCGTTCCAGCCGTCGATGCCGACCTTCAGCGTCAGCGGGTCGGTGACGTTGCCGCCGAACTCGTAGGACGTGACCTTGCAGCCGTTGAACGTGAACGGCCGCACGGTGCCGGAGGCGACCTGCGGGCGACCCACCTGAACCGTCAGCGACGAGCCCGCGGACTGCTGGTCGCCGGGGGCGAACACCGCCTCATAGGCCGAGCCCGACAGGACGGTGGGCGTGGTGGTGGAGCCGAGGGCGGCGCGGTGGAGCGTGCCCAGGCCCTTGTCGGTCAGCTCGACCTCGAAGTCGCCGCTGATCTGGCGGGTGGTGGTGACGTGCCGCGACAGCAGCGCGACACCGTTCGTGGAGCCGTACAGGCCCTCACCCTGTTGCCGCTCGATCTCCAGGTTCAGACCCTCGGAGACGTGCGGCTGGAACTTGGTCGGCGTGACCGCAGTGCCCGCGGTGGACTCGACGCCCCACCCGAGCTGCGACACGAGGCCGGTGACGAACGGCATGGGTCAGTCCTCCTTGGACTTGTTAGCGGTGATGACCTCGTACAGGCCGGGGATGTCCCACTCGCGCCCGTCGTCGTCGGGAACCTCGAACACCTCGTCGGGCTCCACGACGCGCTGGAGCGCGACGATGATGCGGGGCTCGTCGGCGGTCAGACGGACCTTCATGGCTCTCCTTGGGCAGGGCGAAGCACCCGCCGTAGCGGGTCCGGGTGATGGGGGTCAGAGGTAGGCGCGGGCGTCGATGTCGAACGTGATGCGGACGGCCATGCCGGGGTCGAGGAGTTCCTGCGTGACCTGGACGTTGGTGAACGTCAGCGGGCCGATGTTCACCGGGCAGTCGTCCCACGCCTCGCGCGTGAGCAGCACCCCGGCAACGTCGTCGAACAGCGCGGACGCCTCAGACCGCAGGGCGGCCCACTCGCCGGACCCGGACCAGGCGGTGACCTCGCACGGGATGGTCACGTTCTCCTCGCGCGAGCCGGCACCGATCGGCACCGAGCGCCACTCCGCATCCGTGGTCCACGGGGTGGGGTCGTCGTCGTCGGCCCAGCCCTGCCCGCCGATGATGACGTAGGACGCGGGCTCGGCCTGCGAGAGCACGGGGCCGTCGTACACCTCCGCGTCGATGCCCTCCAGAGCCGCCAGAGCGGACGTGACGAGGGCGAACGCCGCCGTGGCGGTCATGCGATCCCCGGCGTGGAGTAGCGGCGCAGGAAGTCCTGCACACGGTTCGGCAGGGAGTAGCCCTGGCCGGGGGTGTAGTCGTCGCCGCCGCGGCGCTGGATCGTGCCGCGCTGCGTCTGCCACAGGTGGCGGACCGTCTCCAGGATCGCCTGCTGGAGCCCGGCCGGGATGGACGTGCGGCCCGCGATGTAGTCGACCTCGATGTTGTTGAAGCCCTCGGTCCACACGCTCGCGGAGTAGCCGGAGGTCTTCGTGAGGATGCCGGTGTCGATCTCCACCGCGTAGGACGACACGGGGTTGCCGTTCTCCATCACGTCCGTCACCTGGATCACCGGGGCCTGTCGGAGGATGACGCTCGCCCGGCCGCCGTTGTGCGTCTCGGACACCGAGCGGCGGGCCAGGGGGCCGACCTCACCCTCGACGAGATCGGTGGCGGCGAGGATGAAGAACCGCAACTCGTCGTCGTCGGCGTAGTCCGTGGCGGTCATGTTCAGGTGCCGCTTCACGTCCGCCAGCGCGATCGGCGGGGAAACCGTCAGATCGTCGACGTTGAAGCCCTCTTCGAGCGTGCCCGCGTTGACCCCGGTCGTGACCCAATAGACGCCGTAGTGGCCGACCTGGGACGGCTCGTAGTCCAGGTGGTAGATGCCCGGCAGCGGGTGTTCGATGCTGCCCGTCTGGTTGGTGCTCGTCCCATCGGGGGCGATCACCGTCACCGAGATGTCGTCGGGGTCGGCCAGCGCGCCGTCGAGGTCGTAGACCCGCAGCTCCAGGCGGACGAACCCGCTCACCCCTGCGGCCCCTGCGTAGATCGGCATGACGCTCCTAGGAGGTGATCGTGTTGGTGATGACGCGCGAGCGCAGCGTCCCCGGCGTCGTCTCGCCCTCGATGCGGACCTTCGCCGTCATCGCTGCGGCGGCGACCAACTGTGCGGCGGTGTTCGTCGCGGCGGTGCCGTTGAGCGTGGCGGCGGTCACGAGGTCGGCGACCATGCCGCGCGTCAGGCCCGTGCCGATCGCCGTGGCGGCGGTGGCCGCCAGGTACGCCTCGGCGTTGTGCGTCGTGATGACCGCAGCATCGGACGAGGCGGTGGCCGTGGTCGTGAGGTCGGCCTGCGCGGTGACGACCTTGCCCGCGAGCGCGGTGAGGGTGTTAGTGGCCGACAGCGCCCCGGACACCGGCAGGGTGCGGGTCGCGGTGGAGGTCAGGGTGGCCGTCTCGGACAGAGCGGCCTGGACGTTCTGCGGCAGTCGCGTCGGGGCGGTGTCGACGTTGAACAGCACGTCATCGATGCGGATGTCAGCCGGAGGGGCGTCCCCGTTGAGCGCAAGGGACACCCAGTTCGAGAACGATCCGCCGTTCCAGGTGGTCGTCGCGGCGGTGGGCGTTGCGCCCTCGTTGCCGCCCACCGCGTCGGTCGGCAGCTCAGAACCCGTCCACAGTTCGGCCTTATTGACACCGAACTGCGTTGTCTTGATCCGCACCCGGCACCAGGCGTTGATCGCACCGGCAGTCACCGCTGCCGCGCGGGTGACGGTGCCGTTCACGGGGTCGTAGGACTCCAGCGCGATCGTGTAGTTGCCGCCCGAGGCGACCAGCTTCGCCCAGGAGTATTCAACGGCGGGATCGTTGCTGCACAAGCCGAGGGTGATCGCGCCCGTGACGGCGGTCGGGATGAACACCAGGAAGTCGATGAAGTACGCGCCGGGTGCGACATGGATCGTGTTGCTGCTGTATCGGAAGAAGATCGGTGAGGTAGTGGCGGTCGTCAGGAGCGCGCGGGAGCCTTCCCACGACGACGTTGTGCTGCTCGGCGCGTTGCTGCCAAGGGGAGTAACCAGCAGGTAGTTGTTGTTGCCCGCGCTTGTGCCATCGCGGGTGATAGCCGTACCCGCCGCATACGACGTGTCGTCGAGCCGCCACCGCTCCTGCGCCATCCCCGCTCCCTCAGTAGGTGAAGACGACGTTGGTCTGGGTGACCCCGCCGGCGATGTTCGCCGCAGCGCCGCCGCCGTGGCCGTTCAGCCCGCCGCGCACGTTGAGCAGCGTCCCTGTGCCGGTCGCCGTGAAGATCGGGCTGGCGATGCTGGAGGCGTTGCCCGAGATCGTCATGTTGGACAACTGCGAACCGCTCGCCAGAGATGCCGAGATCGCCAGCCCTCCGCGGACGGAGTTCATCGTGTTCCCGCTGATGACCCACGATTGGGCGGTCATGCTCGCCGCAGGCGAGAACAGGACGCACGCCGTAGACGGGTCCTCGAACGAGTTGTCCTCGATGCGGAAGTTCGTGGAGTACGTCTTGGCGGACGTGTTGGTAGCGGTGATCTGCTGCGCGAACTCGATGGCGACCGAGCCGTTCTGGAAGTTCGTGCCGCGGATGTCCACGTCGCCACCGGACAGCCACTTGACCTGGGAGTGCCCCTGGCCCGCGTACTGCCCGGTGTCGGAGTAGGTGCGGCAGTCGAGAACGTGCCAGTCGCCCATGTCGGTGTCCGGGCAGTCGAGCAGGATGCCATGCGACACCGAGGCATAGGTCCACACGCGGCGGAAGTGCGCGCCCCACCCGGACACGGTGTGAGCGTTATTCCAGAACCCCGTGATCTCCAGGTCGTCGTACTCGGCCTTGATGTGTGCGTTCGTCCCGAGGTCGTCCTGGCGGATCGCCGCACCCGCCGTGGGGAGCGCCGGCGTGAGCCCGGAGAACCAGGCGTAGACCCCAAGGTTCAGGAGCCCGAGCTGCCGGATCTTGGTGCGCTCCGCCCCGTTGCGGAACAGCGTCGCGGTGCGCGACGGCACCACGATCCGCGAGAACGACGGGTGCGTGCCCTCGACGATCGTCCCCGCCGTGGACAGGACGTGCCCGCCCTCGGTGAGCACGAACAGGTCGCCTGCGGGGAACGTGAGCGCCTGACCCTTGCTCATCGCGCCGAGCAGGGTGCCGATCTGCGCGGTGTTGTCCGTGCCGAACACCGCCGAGTACGGACCCGACCCACCGGGCGCGGAGGCGATGGTCGCCACCGTCCCCGATGAGACGTTGGTGATCGTCGTCTTGTGGACCGTGGAGCCGGTGTCGATCCAGATGGACTTGCCGATGTACCCGGACGTGAAGTACGGGGCCGTGTGCGCCGCCGAGTCCACCGCCGTCACCGTCGTACCGGAGACGGTGCAGACGATGTGATTGCCGTCCTGCACCACGCCGTTCGCCGTGGCCGGGACCTGCGCGCGCCCGATCAGTACCTCGACGGCCTCCAGGCCATCGGACAGCGCGTCCACGACCGTCGTCGCCGAGGTCGCCCCGCTGTTGCCGGGGTCTCCCGGAGCAGGCCGCGTGTACGGACCGGGCATCGGCTACGTCAGGCCGCGATGGGCGTGAAGGCCAGGGTCAGCGACGACAGGTTGAGCGAGTCGCCGTTGGACACGGCCTTGGACGCGGTGAGCGCGCCCGACCACAGGAAGTTGCCCGAGGTGGAGGCGTCCCACAGGGAGATGTGGGAGATCGTCTCGGTGGTCGTCATCGACCACGACGGGGTGTTCGTCATGGTGCCGACGCCGCCGGACGCCGCCGAGCCGAACGTCGCGGCCGAGCGAGTCGTCACCGCCGACGAGTTCGACGTGCCGGACGCGCCGGGGTCTCCGGTGTGCAGGCGGACCCACACCGTTCCCGCGGTCGGAGCAGCACCCGTCCGCGTGATGTTGTCCAGCCACTTGTTGGCGGCGTTCGCCGCACTCAGGCCAACGGCCATCAGTCGTTCTCCTCATCGGTTGTGCCGTCCGCGTGAACGACCACGGCGGATGCGGTCATCGTGAGAGCCGCCACGACGGTCGGCTCGGGCTCAGTGCTCATGCGGGTCCCTCCACTACTCGCCCCACCAGTGCTCCAGCGGGGACGTTCGCCCTCGGCACTCGAACGGCCGAGGCGGTCAATGCGGCCTCACCGGCCAGCGCAGTCGACGCGGAGTGTGTCGTGATGACCTGCGCGGAGGCGGTGAGAGCTGCGTCAGCGACGCACGACGTAGACGTGACCGCCCGCCGCGATGCGGACGCGGACAGGTCTGCCGCGGCCTGGAGGTTCGTGCCGGCGTTCGCGGCCTTCACCGACGACGCGGTGAGCGTTGCGGTGGTCGACGGCGACGCGGTGGCGGATGCGCCGTTGACGACCCACCACGTCGACAGGTCGCCCCAGGTGGTGAGGTCGCCCCAGAGCGTTCCGGCCACGGCGACCTCCGGGGGTTACTTGGCGGTGCGCTTGCGGGCCGTGCGCTTCTCGGCCTGCGGGCCGACCGCGCGCTCCACGGGCGGCTCGGAGACAACGGGAACCGCGAGGCCGCGCTGGCACAGTTCTGCGCCGTACTCGTCGGTCGTGTCGAGTTCCCCACCCACGGGCGGGTACGGAGTGCCGTCCACGCTCCCGGTGAGCGCGACTGTCATGCGGACCTTCATTGGGCGACCTTCCTGTTCGCTCACCCCCACCCCTCGACCGGAGCCGAGGGGTGAGAGTCAGCGGGCAGGCTGGATCAGCTCGCCCCGCCGACGAAGTGCTTGACAGCTCCGGTCTGGTCGCCCAGAACGCCGTCTGCGCGCATGATCGCCCGGAACGTCACGAGGTCGTTCTGGAAGGCGAACTCGTCGCTGCGCTCGAAGCGCACCCCGCCCGCGATGCGGACGAAGTAGGCGCTCATGTCGCCGAACACGATGGACTTGGCCGAGGTGGCCGCCGCAGCGATGTTCGGCTCGATGACGACCGGCTTGCCCAGGATGGTGTCGGGCGCGCCAGCGAGGCCCGGCGTCCACAGGTAGTTGCCGACGCCCGCGCCCCCGGAGTTGTCCTGGAGCTTGCGAATGTAGGCCGCCGTGGAGTCGCGGAACAGCCACACACACTTGTCGCTGTTGCGGTACGGGCTGATGACCGAGTAGTAGAGGTCGATCAGGTTGTCCGCGGACGCCTTGCCAGCGACCGAGGTGGCACCCGTCACGCCGAGGGTCGAGGTCTGCACCACGCCCGAGGGCTTCGAGGAGCCGTTGCCCGTGGCGAAGTCAGCGCCCGCGGCGTTGCCGAGGGCGTTGCCAGCCTGACGGGCGAAGTACCCGGTGAGGTCAACGCCGGCGTCGTTGAGCAGTTCCGACGACACCTGGAACGAGTAGGCGTACTTGTATGCGCCGAGGGTGCGCTTGGCGAACGCCGGGTCGCTCTCGGTGAGGGTCGAGCCCTCCGTGATGAGCGCGCCGGTCGAGTGCGTCGTGGTCACCGGGACCTCGAAGTTCTCGCCGCCTGCGGTGTTGAACACCGTCGCCACGCCCGCGATCGCGGCCGTCTCGATCAGGTGCTCCCACATGGAGTTGTAGAACGACGTGGGCACGGTGTTGCCGCCCGCGGTGGCCGAACCCTTGGTCAGGTCACGGGCCTCGGGCTGCGCCTCGAAGGAGCGGGTCTCGCCACGGACGAACGCGCCAAAGGCGTCGGTGACCGGGGCGGACTGGCGCGCAGCGATGCGGCCCAGCGTCTCGTCGAGGTCACGGGCACGCTGCTCGTCCTCGTCGATGCGTGCGGCACGCTCGGCGAGCGCGTCGATGTCGGCGTTGATCCGCTGGTAGGACTGCTCCTCCTCAGCGGTGAGGTCGCGGTTCTCAGCGGCGGCGGTGTCGAGCAGGGCCTTGGCCTGCTCCCACGCATTCGCCCGCTGCTCCCGCAGGTGGTTGGCGAAGTCGCTCACGCGATCCGCCTCCTTTCATGCGAAAGCCCCCGAGCCGTTCATGTCGGGGGCGACGGTTGGGTTGAGGTCGCGGTGGGGGTGCCCTGCCGCTACTGCGCCTTCTGCTTCAGGTCCAACTCCCGGCGCAGGAGCTGGATGCGAGCCGGCGGAGTGGCGGGGGCCTGCTCCACCGGCTCGGGCTTGGGGTCCTCGCGCTGCTCGCCGAGGTCGATCACGACCGGCGCGGCGCTGAGGAGGTCGGACAGCCGCCCCTCGGCGGCGATGCGGGCCACGTCCTCCACCGGCATCTCGCGGCGCTCGGCCAGCGAGCGCAGGCCCGAGGACGTGTCGGTGTAGGCGGGGGTGTTCACCGGGGCCACGTCGATCAGTTGGCCCGAGATCAGCGAGCGCAGCGGGAAGCCGTTGTCGTCCAGCGTCCAGTCGTCCTCGAACGTGATGAAGGCGAACGACGACTTCTGCACGTCGCCGCGCTGCACCAGCTCGAACACGTCGGACCGGAACGACGGCAGATCGACCTCGTAGTCCAGGCCGGTCTCGTCCACGCCGAGGCGCAGCGTCTGACCCGCGGTGGTGCCCAGGAGCCAGTTGTCGTCGTGGTTGTAGCGGGCCATCACGCCGGGGAAGCCGTCGCCCGCGGACTTGTTGAAGAACGTCGGCGTGATGGTCTCGGTGAAGCCGCCGAGGTTCTGCGAGCGGGTGTTGAACTTCGCGGCATAGCCGCCGATCCGCATCACGCCGTCGGCCGCGCGGACCTCGACGAGACCGCGCACCGACCGGCGCTCGGTGGGCTTGCTCACGGGTTACCTCCGGTTGAGGGCGGCTGCGCCATCGGGGCAGGAAGGGGTGGCCGGTCCTCCATCGCGCGGACCTCCTCGGTGGTCAGGAAGCCTGCGTTGATGCCGATCTGGTGCGCCTCGTAGCGGGTCTTGGTATCGGTGCGCAGCAGCGCGTCCACGTTGAAGCGGGCGAACTGCGGCTGCGGCATGACGCGGGAGATGGCCTCCTCGATCCGCACCAGCCACGGGCGGAGCGTGTACGTGACGAAGTTGAGCGAGTTCATCTCGACCGTGGAGTACGTCAGCGACGAGCCGGTCTCGCCGCCGATCATCTCCGGGGGCACCCCGTACACCGCCGCGATCTGCGTGGCGGTCAGCTTCGAGGTCTCCACGAACGCCGCGTCGTCGGCCGAGATCGCCAGGTTCGTCAGCGTCCAGTCCGAGCCCGTCACGAACACATCGCCCGAACGGACCGACGCCTTGTAGCGCGACTTGATCGCCTGCGCCTGCTCGTTGTCCAGCGTGCGCTCGGTGTTCTTCAGGTGCGAACCCGGCGACACCGGGCCGCCGTTCGCGTACCAATCGCGCGAGTACGCCTGCGCCGCCAGGCCGGTCTCGATCGTCGTCCGAAACGCGGTCAGCGGGCTCACGCCCACGCACGAGCCAGGGACCGACAGGCCAGCGATGTGAACCACGCGGGACTCATCGAGCATCTGCCCGTTGAGGCGGTAGATCGGGCGCATCGTGGACTCGTCCACCTGCACCTGATCGGGGTGCAGCCACTCCAGCGACTTCGCCGCCGTCCCCGAGAACGCGGTGATGTAGCCGTAGGCGTTGCCCCGCAGCAGCAGCGACACCAGCGGTTGCTGCTTCCAGGTGAACATCGACACCCGCGCCGACGGGTTCCGCAGCAGCTCCGGGGTCGTCGCCATCGGCTCGCGCACGTCGCCGTTCTGCCGGTACGCCTTCAGCGGCAGCGACGCGCCCTGGTCGGCGATCAGCCGCACCGCCGCATACAGCGGGGTCAGGCGCAGGGCGGAGTCGATCGAGTTGGCGCGGATCGCGGACACGTCGCCGCCGGTGCTCCACACGTCCGAGTAGGAGACTGCGCGCTCCTCGGCCTTACGGCGTCGGGAGAACCAGGCCACGCTGCCCTCCCTCAGTAGGCGCTTGCGAGCGGGTCGTAGTCGGGGGCGGCTTGGTTCGCGCCCCACAGGGCGTTCGTCGCCGCGATCAGGGGCGACAGCGGGACCGTCGCGTGCTTGCGATCCCACGCCCACGCATCACCGAGCGGGCGCTGCGTCGCACCCGCCACCGCGACATTCAGGATCGGATCGTCAAGGTGCGTCAGGCGACCCTCGGTCACCGCGTCGTAGAACTGCCCGCACGCGCGGGCCACGTCCGCGGCGTTCATCAGCAGAACCTTCACGCCCGCCGCTTCCAGCTTCGGAATCAGCGAGCCGATCGCGCCCTTGCCGTCGATGACGACCTGGCAGCCGTGCCGCTCGTGGCGGGCGATCAGGTAGTCCGCGACCCAGCCGAGGCCGCGCTTGGTCTCCACCACCTCGACGTGCGTGCCGTCCGAGGCGACGATGTACGCCTCCGAGCGGTCCGGCGGTGCGTCGGCGGCGAGGACGAACGGGTCACCCAGCACCGCATCGGTCGAGGCGCAGCCCTCCCACGCGGAGGCGGGGAAGACGGTGACACCCTCCGCAGTGCGGGGCCAGTCGCCGACACCCAGGCGCTCCACTGCGAAGCCCTTCGGCGTCAGGGATGCGCGCTCGCGCTCCACTCGCTCCTCGGACACGCCCGGCCGGAAGCCGAGCGACGGATTGGCGAGAGCGATCTGCGTCCAGTTCGAGGCGGTCGACTCGGGGTCGGCCTTGTAAGCGTCCTCGTCCGCGGACCACTCGAAGTAGGCCAGGCCGGGGTCGCCGCCGGCGATGCCACGATCACGCAGGCGGGTGAGCACCCAGCCGTTGCGGTGCTCCTCGGCGTTGACCGCCGATGACGTGTACCAAACCTGCGGGTTTGGACGCGCCGACAGCGTGGGCAGCATCGAGGCCATCGTCGCGTCGGGCAGGTTGAACGCCTCGTCCAGGATCACGAGGTCGGCCGACAGCCCACGGGCCGAGCCGCCCGTGCGGGCCACGAACTTCAGCCGTGAACCGTTCTTCAGTTCGATGCCCTCGTCGCCGTGCGAGCGCAGCACCCGCGACACGCGGCTGTCCAGGTCGGGCGTCTGCTCGATCAGCATGAGGATGCGGTGGAACGCCTCGACCGCGGTGCGGAACTCGTGCGCCGAGTGCAGGATCAGTTGCTCGCCGAACAGGAACATGCCCGCCAGTTCGCGGGCCTCCAGGATCGAGCCCTTGCCGTTCTGCCGGCTGACGATCAGCGCCACCTCGAAGGCGGCCCACTGGCCGTCGTCGCGCTCGCCGAGAGCGTGCTCCAGGACGTGCTGCTGCCAGGGGTACAGGTGCAGCCCGGCCGACGCGGCGAGTTCTACGGCCTCCTGCCCGGCCGACGATGCGGCATGCGGGACGCTATGAAGCCTGGGACTTTGAGCGCCGAGCCGCGCGCTTGTGGGCGAGCTCGTCAACACGCGACCGCTCCGGCTTCTTCATCTCGGCCAGCTTCTCCACGATGGCCGTGATCTGCCGCGACAGGGGTGAGGCGTCGCGCGGGCTGGCCTTCTCCAGGAGTTCGGCCAGGTGATCCCGCAGCGCGATCAGCGATTCCTCGCGGTCGCCCTCGGCCAGGACCGCGCGCAGCGTCTTGTCCATCGCGGCCTCCTTGCGGCTTGGTCGGGGTCGTCCAGTCTTCGGGCAGGCCGACCTTGCGGCGGTAGGCGTTGCGTGCAGCGCGCTTGGCCCACTCGTAGGAGCAGGTCGGCCCGCAGGCGGCCTGGCGGTCGGACCGCGGCGCGAACGCTTGTCCGCAGACGCCGCACTCGCGGTCCAGGATTAGCACCAGCTCGGCTTTGGCACGCTGGACGCGGCGGAGGCCTGACTGCGCCCAGTCCGCGCTCATCCACGGGCGCTCCGTCACGGTGCCCGCGTGGGGCTTGCGGTAGCGCCACTCGGTCAGCGTGAGGTCACACTTGCTGGAGTTACACCGCTTGCAGCACGGGGCCAGGTTGCCCTCGTGGTTCGTGCCGCCGCGCGCGAGCGGCAGTATGTGGTCGACGGTCTCTGCGGGGCCAGCGCAGTAGGCGCAGCCCCGGCCCCGCGCGCGCCAAAGCGCAAGCAGCGCGCGGCGCTCGCGGTCGGTCAGTCCAGGCGTGACGCGCTCCCGGTACTTGCGCCGGGTTCGCTCGGTCCACTCGGTCGGCACCGCGCGGACGAAGTTTCGTCGTGGCGGGGCGTCGCGCTTCTGGAGGCGCATGGAGCACGACTTGGAGCAGCAGCGGGTCCAACGGCCATCGCTCCTGCGGCGTGTCGTGAACTCGCGCTCGCACCATGCACAGCGGGCGGCCCGGCCGGGCCTCCCGCCACCACGCAGTCGGATCTCTCGGCACGCATCACACCGGCCCCACTGAGGGCGGTCGGGGGCGAGGGGCGCCCCGCAGTCGCGGCAGGAGTCCGACTTGCGCTCAGTCCGGCTCGTTCCCGCGTAGTAGCGGGCAGACGCCCTTGCCCTGGATGCCGCCCGTGCCGCGTCCAGGTTGCTCGCGTACCGCTGCCGCGCAAGTTCCGCGTTGCGGAGAAGTCGGCACCGATCGCACCGGAGTTTGCCGCGCCCTCGCGCTCCGGGCTCGCGGGCGGGCAGTTCGGTGCCGCAGTTCTGACACTTCATGGGGACTCCCGGGAATGCGGAAGCCCCGCACCCGGGAGAGATGCGGGGCTTCCTGGCCCGAGGGATCAGCTCGGGCTGCTTGGCGAGATTTCTTTGGGGACGGAGGGCGCGGC